TGTTAAACAAAAGTCTGGTGAGAGGCGTGAGCCTCTTGTGCTCTCTACCTTTGGTTTATGGTTAATGGTTATTGGTTTATGGTTAGGGTTATCTTTGGAAACCGATTGGGTTTCTTCTGGGTTTGCTTTAGGTCTACCACCTAGTTTCCCAACCTCTCTATTCCTTTGTGCTTTAGCCTGATAAGCCATGATTGTTTCGTCGCATCTTTTGTGATACCAAAAATCAGACTCTTTGTTGAAAGCAAAAAACTCTTCAAGAACTGTTTGCACAATGTCTTCATGTTCAGACATTCTTATCCTTCTGGAAACCTCGTGGGTTCTGTTTGGGATAGGCTTTTCACTTGTGTAATATAAGTCAAGTAACCGCCTAAAGGCCAAATCTTCAATTATTGAGAGATGAGCCGTATCGTGAATGTAATCACTCACATGAAAAGAATAATAGTGCATCGAATTTTCCCTTTTTCAAGCACCTTTAGAAGAAACATAGGCAGGGGAAGGTGTAACCCTTTTCAGTTGGGGAGCAACTCCCAACCTAGCCTCGTTTCAAACTATTATAGATAAATTCGTGGGTAGCGCAAATTCTCACCAAATTTACTAGGATATTTTAGAAAATCGTATGCACCCAGTCTGGCGCACGTTTGCTTTAACTCTTTACCATCGTAGAATTCAGTCGTAGTGCCGTTGCTCATTTTGGTAGGGGTTGTCACGTTCTTTTTCTCGTGTAAAGCCGCCAATCCATATCCCGTTATGTGCCATACGTCCTCAATACAAACAACGTAACCAAAGTTCTGCAAGTCATTAAGGTAGTTCTCAAAATGAACGCTTACATTGCCTACATTCTGATCGCCATGCGTAAACCCTTTGAGGGGGCTAGGCTGGTGTTCTAGCCTTCTGAGCATTTGCTTGTGATAAGTCTTTAGGTACATAAAATCTCCTTGTTTTGTTAGACCATCCTAAACCTAAATTTATTTTGTCAACTTAGGGTTTGTCCTAGTATTCAAACATTTATTTTCATTGACAATTCATGCACCACAACAAGTGGTTAACTAAAAAGGAGTTAATGATGACAGTTAAACCAAGTGATTTCAAACATGAGATATGCGTCTACTTAGAAGGCATCGGAGAGTGCTTAGTGTGTTTCGACATACTGACACCTGGCGAGGAACTCGATGCAGACCACAGCGATGACTATGACATAGATTTCGCAGTCTTTGACGAGCAAGACAAGCACATCACTTACGACATCAGCAAAAGACATTACAACTATTGCGAAAACAAAGCAACAGATGAAATGTTTGATATCACGACTGCATGGCGTAAAGACTGGGAGGGTTCTGTATGACGGAACAGGAAGTAATGGATTTGGTCAATGACTTGCGTTTCCAAGTCAACGCCCTGAAACAACGAGTGGAAGACATTGTTGTTATGACTGGGGCGAACACTAACGGCTATTACGATTTAAAAACAAAACTAAACGAACTGGTAAAGAATGACAAGGAAACAACTTCAAATGACTAAACATGAAATGGTTAGTTTCTTACGCATGGCGGCAGTTGATGAGAACACGATTACTGCTATGAATAACGCCTTCGATATGGGCGTAGAGAACGAAAGGGACATAAATTGTTCCATCATCTTTGGCATGATCGATGACCATGCTAAAGCCCAATCAATTGTTGACACCATCCGAATAAGGGAGTGAAAAATGACGGATCAAGAAAAGTTAAACAAGGCCTTTCATGAACTTGATTATGAAGACGAACTGGCAGTCAATGTCGTCATGTATCAAACTGAGGCAGAGCATCTCAAAGCAGAGATTTTGGAGTTGCATCGTATCCTTGCAGAGCATGAGTTGCAGTTGCGAATCAAGAACGAAATGATTGCAGAAATACACAAAGTATTGGGGACACTATGAGAGTTAAACAAACATTTGAAGAAATCTTGGATAGCCATTCACAGGCTACTTTCTGTATGCACTGCTTTGCTAGAAAGAAATTTGATGAGACGCAATGTTGTCCAGACAATGCTTTCATTCCATTAGAGAACTTTGAGCATGAGTTTCAGATGGAAATTGCAAAAAGGTTATACGATGCTCAATGATTATTCAACAAGTCTGATGAACATCGAAAGATCGGTGAAAACACTAGGTGAAATGTGCTTGAATAAGCAATATACTGGGTTCTATTCAGAAATTAATACCATCATTTCAAACCTGATTGGTTTATCACACTGGATAGGTCAAGAGCAAGTTAAACAAAGTCAATATTTAAACAGGAGTAAAGAATGAACAGTGAACAAGTGTTATCAATGCTAAAGACGAACGTCAACGAGCATACAGAAAAGAAAAACAATCTTACATACCTATCATGGGCTTGGGCTTGGGCAGAGGCTTTAAAGGCTGATCCTGAAGCCATATACAAGATAGAAATGTTTGGCGATAAGTGTTTCATGGACATTAACGGCACAGCAATGGTGTTCGTAACAGTCACATTGTTTGGCAAACCAATGACTTGCCAACTTCCCGTGATGGACTATCGCAACAAAGCAATCCCTAACCCAGACGCATTTGCAGTCAATACAGCCATCATGCGTTGTATGACAAAGGCTTTGTCGTTGCATGGATTGGGTTTATATATCTATGCAGGGGAAGATTTGCCTGAAGGTGAGAGTGATGAAGGTTCACCCGATGAAGGACGGATGCTTGACTACATTGCGGCTATTGAAGCCACCACAACAGTTGATGAACTAAAAAACATCTACATCGAGGCATTTGCCGCTACCGATGGAAACAAGGCATGGCAGACCAAGATGATTGCCGCCAAGGATGCAAAGAAGAAGGTGCTGAAATGAGTGAAGAAATCATCCAAGGCACAGACGAATGGAAAATGCTCAGACTAGGCAAAGTTACCGCTAGTAGAGTAAAAGACATTGTTGCCACCACTAAGTCGGGTTATTCAACAAGCAGAGACAAATACATGACTCAGTTGCTATTGGAACGCCTGACAAACTCAGTAGCAGAGTCGTATAGCAACGATGCCATGACTTGGGGTGTAGAGCAGGAGGTCTTTGCACGGGCAAAATACGAGGGTTTTGCAAGCACTCTTGTTGAGCAAGTGGCGTTCATAGATCACCCAACAATTGCTATGTCTGGTGCTAGTCCTGATGGTCTGGTAATGGACGATGGTTTGGTTGAACTGAAATGTCCAATGAGTCATACACACTTGGAAAGTATATTAGGCGGTATTGATGACCAATATATGCCTCAAGTTCAATGGCAGATGGCAGTAACAGGGCGTAGTTATACAGACTTATGCTCCTATGACCCAAGGTTTCCAGAGCATTTGCAGTTAGTTGTTAAGCGAATAAATCGTGATGATGACTACATTGCAAAGTTGGAAAAAGAGGTTGTTAAGTTCTTAGCCGAACTAGACGACAAAGTTAACAAAGTAAATAAGATAGAGGTTTAATATGGAAAAACGTGATAACTCAGGAGTGTTGTTTAAGAATGATAAGAAGGAACAGGAGAAACATCCTGACTACAAAGGTAGCATCATGGTAGACGGAAACGAATACTGGTTGTCTGCTTGGATTAAAGAAGGCAAGTCTGGCAAATTTATGGGTTTGGCATTATCTCCTAAAGATGGTCAGCCACCAGCAACTAAGTCAACGCCTTCTGACTTGAAAGACGATGACATCCCGTTTTAATCAGGAGTATGTGGATGTGCCACTTACCAGTACAGAAATTATGGTTTGTACTTACATGGGCAAGTTGCGCAACCACATTACTAGCCAACACGCACAAGATAGAAAACAAGATAAAACCTTAGATGGTATACAAATATCTATAAATGGAGTGATAACAGAATATGCAGTCTCTAAATTTCTTAAATTGCCATTTGATTTAAATTGTGATTTTAGAAAATTTGGGGCTGACTTAATCACTCGTAAAGGAAAAACAATAGATGTTAAATGTGCAAGCAAAATAGGTGGAAATCTAAATGCTGTTGGCTGGTCAATCAAAAAACCAGTTGATCTTTTTGTGTTGACAGAGATACATACAAATTGCGTAAGAATGGTTGGATGGATTTATAGTCAAGATTTTCTTACGGAAAACAACAAAATGGATGTTGGAAATGGTGAATACTATACTGTTAATCAAACTGAACTTATACCTTTTGAGGTCATCCTATGAGTCTGTGGCGTAAGAGAAATGTTCACCATAATGGACAAAATCAACCTAAATGGTTCAATATGACCGCTTTGGCTAACAATGATTTAAGTATCAAGTCCGAAGATTTAAGTATCAAGTTGAAAGAACACATGACCCCAAAATTTACACAACTACTTGAAACGTGCATCCTAGACGGAGTGATTCTGGGACATAAAAGAGCGTACAAATACAACGATGCACCAAGTGAATCGGATATTAACCAGTCAATCGTGACTGAAGTACTCAACGAAATACATGAGTGGTTTGATTTTGATGAGCCAAAGGAGAAAAACACATGATATGGGTTGATCCACCAGAGGGCTGGCGGTATGGCTTCCCTGCCATATACGATCCTGAGAAAGATGGTCAGATGAGTGAGTGGATTGTCAGAAAAGGCTATCCACTTCTGACAATTAAGGAGTATGGCGATGCTTGGGCAGTCAGATGTTGGCCTGTGGAAGTGAAACCTTCCGATGAGTAAAAATATCCCGTACGGGTTATAAATGCACAAAAACACTCATAAGTGATAAAAAATGTCCTGATCGGGACATAAAGGAGAAAAAATGATTATTAACCAAGGAAAAGTTGCTAGTGGTTTGGTAGATGAAATGCTAGAACTAATATCAAAATATGAAGAAACACTTTATATGTCAACTGTAATTGGTGTTTTGGAATTGGTTAAACAACAAATAATTAACGACAATGTGGAGGATGATGATGCTTGAAACAGTTTTGTGGGTAGTGTTCTTAATTATGTTTGGCGCAGTTGGAGTCATTGCTACTATTGTCGCAATCTTCATGCTATCGGAGGAAAAATGAAAATAACTATTGAATATGATGATGTCATAGAAGCAAGACAGGCCATCCACGCACATGATGTGTGGACAGCCCTGCTAGACATCAATGAGTCAATACGCTCACATACTAAACACGATGTTTCTGAAACACAAACAATAGCCAGTATTAAAGAAATCTTGTCAGATGTGAGCCACTTGCTTTACTCTTGATCTTCGTCTTCTTCTTCTTCTTCTTCTAACTCAAGCCACTCGTCTTCATCTTCGTCATAGTACCAAGTCACACCTTCAGTGTCGGTGAATGACATCAACTCGATGTCTTCTTCATCTTCTTCAACCCAAGCACACTCTTCTTGTTCAGCAATAAATGCTTGCAATATAGCAACTTTGTTGAAGTCGCTTGTTTTGATTGTGATGCTTTCTTCCCAACCCAACTCAATATCTACTGTATACATAAAAATCCTTTTAAGAAACATTGATGATCTGACCTCTAAACTCAATTTGCCCCTCATCCCACTTATGGACAAGTTCAGGCCATAGCAGTTTCCCATCCTTAAATGTCAGAATTGCGAAACCTGACCGATGATTTAAAGGATTGTCCTCGCCATAACTGAACTGTGGGCCATAAGGTTCAGCAAGTGTACCTGTATCAACCCCAAATCGGTTGCCGTTGTAGTCAGAGTAAGGCGTTACTTTTAAAGAATGTAGGTGACCTGTAACTATTGTTTTACCCGCACCGACTGTGTTGTTGTGGGTAGCATGAACTCCACCCTTATACCTATGCTTGATAACCACATCTTCAGTAGGCCATACTGT